TTTAATGTATTTTTAATTAGTTTAGCATTTGGTTTATTTGCAGTTTATATGACTGCTCCCGATACTCGTAAAATATATGTATACCCTACACCGGAAAATGTAGATGCTCTTCAATATAAGGATAAAACAGATAGCTGTTTTTCATTTAATCAGACAGAAACAGCATGTCCGCGTGATGAAAGCAAAATATCTAAAATACCGATGCAAACATAGATTTTATATTATGATAATGTATAATATAGAATGAATATCAAACGTCTATTGGATACAGAACTTGGACGATATTGTATATCCGCAATATTAGGATTAGGTTTAGCGAGTTTGTTTAATAAGGTATGTAAAGATAAAAACTGTATTGTATTTAATGGTCCGATATTGAGCGAATTTGAAGGCAAAATTTATAAACATGGAGAGAAATGCTACAAGTATTCTTTAACTCCTAGTAAATGTAATAAAACAAAACGCATTATTGATGTTTCTGACCCGAACGAAACCCCGGTTCCCTTTTAATCCTTTCTTTAGACAATTCAAATGTAATTTTTTTCTATATTGGAATATATATAAGATGGAAAACGGACGAATGATGTTGTTGCATTCCGCAATAATAGGTGTTTTATTATACCTATTAATGGTTTTCATACTTGGTCAAAAACAAACTGTTGCTGAGAATCGAAGCATTCTGTTGGCTGCTCTGATATTAGTGTATATGATTTTATTTGGTCATGGATTACCGACTTCAATAAACAAAGATTTATTCTGAGTATATTATTAAGATAGTTTTAATAATATAGGCATTTCGATTGTTAAAGTTCTATTTAATAATACAAATATAGGAAGGTTTAAAAGGAAACCTAGGTTTCCTTTATTCGTTAAACTATGCAATCTTTAGTTACTTTATATTGTATAGTTTTCAATGGAAAATATTACGCGCATTTCTGATTTACCAGATAATTCTAATGGTATGACAAATTCATTCAATCCTAATATACAACAGGGCGGGCCAGCTACAACATATATTCCTATTAATGTTCATGCGAATCCTTATGGAATATCTGCACAGAATCCGATGCCGCCGCCACAACAACAGCAAATGCCTCAACAGTTTATACCAGAGAACCATAAAATGCAATTACAGAATATGCAACAGCAACGATTACCATCAAGAGATATACCGATGGATTCTGCAGGTCATATTCAAGATGAACAAGTCACACCAAATTACATACCCCCTGTAAAACAGATGAATGATTATGTAAGAGAACATGAGGACATGACAGAAAGAAATTTAAAGGAATATGAGGAAAAAAAGAGAAAAGAGCGCAAGTTAGATATATTATTAACCGAATTTCAGACGCCTATTTTCGTTGCTGTGTTATTTTTCTTTTTCCAGTTACCGTTAGTAAACACGTTGATATTTAAGAGGTTCGCGTTCTTATCGATATATAACGCTGACGGCAATTTTAATGTTACAGGACTAATATTTAAAAGTATTGCATTTGGCTTATTCTATTATAGCATTTTAAAAACAACGGATTTTTTATCAGAAATATAAAAGCTTTTATTCTAGTTGTTTTTAAGGGTATTTTTCTGTAGAATTCGTAATAGCGGATGTGTGCTGACCTTTTTTTTATTTGTTTTATTATGATGTTGTTTATGGCTTTTTTTCTCTGTTTTTTTACTGTTTTTATTTTTTTGACCTGGTTCGTATTTTAAAAACCACATATCGTACTCTTTACTACCATGTTTATTAGATAATTCTTTATGTTTTTCTGCTTTTTCAGATCTCATATCTTCTAATGTAAGTTGTTTTCCATAACAATTAATAGTAAAACGTTTTAGCAATCCTTTTTGTGCTAACCTGTTTCTGCTTTGAACATCAAACAGAAAGTTTGCCATGCATAAAAGTCGGTCTTTATTATAATATTTATTGTCGATATAGAGAAAACTTAAATAGAATGTTAAAATAGTATCTATGGTTGCTATATTAATTTCTCTATCGTCTACTGTAATTTTATTAAAACTATGGCATGCTATTGGTTTATAAATATAGGCAATAGTTTCTATGCCCACTTTTACTTCAAAATGTTCAGGAATAAGCTCACCTATAGGGTCATGTTTTACAAGTTTTACTTTTTTAAAACCTTCTCTATCCAATAGTTCTTTTATTATGTATGCACTCTTAGATGGGTCTTCAGATAAAACATCAAAGTCGGGTATTTTATTAATTATATGCTTTTCGTTGTCGGGCATATATTTTGAATATAAACTAGTGGCATACCCCCCAAAAAACACAACTCCTTGATCTATGAATGAATTGCGGGTGGTTATATATAGCTTCTCTAACATATCAGAATTTGAATGCATTTTCCTTTGAAAATCAATCTTATCGCAGTTTTTGCTTTCCATAGGAAAATATTTATTTAATAATTGTAGACGTTTGAATACCTTTTCCCATCTAGATACATCTCCTAATGGTCTAGATAGCTCTAAATAAACAGCCATTCTTAGATAATTAGGAGGAGCATAATGTATTCCAGAAACAATAATAGATTCTTTAAGTATAGATTTAAACACATTAATATTTAGCTGTGTAATATCAGCGATTGGAATGAAATTTACAAATACTTTGAATGTTCCCATATGAACCCCAGCTTTGGCTTCAACATCATTATATCCCGCTTTGTGATAAATATCGGCTAATTCTTTGGCGTCTTCTAAAGCATTTGATGAGAAGAAATCGTAATCAGGTACTTCTATATCTCGATTATAAAATTGCGCGAACTTAGGTAAAATGTTATTAATTGCTGTTCCGCCATAACAAACCAATTTTTTTCGAGTAATAAAGTTTTCTACTATTATTAGCAGGTTTTTAACTTCTTCGCTATTAACAATCTTTTCTCCGCGTACTTTTTCGCTTTCGTAAATAGAATTACGTAATATTTCTAGTTCGCAATCATGAAAAGTCATAGTATTTTCGCATAGTTCCGAGTTAAATTTTTTATATACTTTATTTATTGGTAACTGCGAATTTATTTTTCTATATTTAGTTTTTACCATCGTTATGTTTACTTATATAAAACAGAGATATTTTCTAAAGAATGTTGTTTAGACCCTAAATATTTCTAATCTATTGGTATTGACGTATACAATATTTACTATGGAATAAATATTGTGAATGGTTATTGAGTATTTTTTTTAAAATAAGGTATGGCAATAGCTAAAGGAACAAAGGCAGCGTGGTTTTCGTTAAAGAATTCTTCATATTCTTGTAAACCTTTGTCTTTTTTATAAAACCGATACGCTGGTATCTGCGCAGAGTGTTTTAATACAAAATCACTAATATTAGGGTTTTTAGAATTATCATTTTTAATATTCGGAATAACATATTTCATTGTTTTAACGTCAGTATGAAGATTGTTATTTTTAATATTAAATGGGACAGTGCATTGATCCATAACTTCAGAATAACGCAGTAAATTCAACTCTTCGCTCCCGGTTTCTATATTAATATAATCCGTTAAATCATAGCAGGTACTATCGGAAGGTTCGCAGTTTGTAGAATCTTTATAATAACGGTCAATTGTTTTATCAAAGCATATTATTATTTTACCCATAACATCCGAAAGCAAAGTGTCATGAGTTATAGGGATGGCAGGGTAGGGGGTTTGTGAACTGTTTGTGTCTACATAAAGTTTTTGGCGAATAGTGTTGTCAATAGAAGCAGCTACTGCTTTATAAACTTCTTTATTGTTAGATTTTACTCGGAGATTTATAAAAAGGGGATCTTTAAGATTTGGAGTAGGAGAAGAGAAAGCTGAATTTATAACAGTTGTTAATACATTATCTAATAAAATGCTATTCTCAGAATTAATTGTTGTAAATGTATTGTCTGTAGAATACGCAACTCTGGGAGTATATCTGATTGTCTTATCTGATTTTGTTTCTGCAATATAAAATATTTCAAAATCTAAAAATCTACATCCTCTATTTAATACATATGTAATCATGTCTAAGTTTACATAGTTTCCTGATAAAGCAGAGTTATATGATGCTTTTATACAGTACTCTCTTAGAGGCAACATAGCAAAATTTTCTTTACATGATTCTATTTTTATTGTTCCATTGCCTTTCACATTATCTAGTTCATTAGTGGAGCTACTAGAAAACATCGAAAAATTTTCGTTTACATTTTTAATCTCTACTCTATTCTTTAATAATCGCCATATAACATAGATAAATATCACAATGACGATAGATATTAATACCTTTTTAATTAATTTCATCAATCTATATATTCTATATACAAACTAATATAATAAAAAAATATATAATATATATAAATAAATAATGGCCGGTGGATTACTAAATATAATTTCTGTAGGAAACAACAATATATTCTTAACTGGAAATCCTAGCAAAACTTTTTTTAAAGCATCTTATGCGAAATATACAAATTTTGGACTTCAGAAATTCCGCATAGATTATGATGGTTTAAGAGATCTTCGCTTAACTGACTCTTCTACGTTTACGTTTAAAATACCTAGATACGCTGATTTATTAATGGACACATACTTGGTAATAAATATACCCGATATATGGAGCCCCGTCTATAATCCAATATACGATACTAATTTGCAGTGGGTTCCTTATGATTTTAAATGGATTAAAGATCTTGGAACACAGATGATACAACAAATAGATATAACATGCGGGTCATTAGTATTACAATCATATACTGGAGAATATTTGGCTGCTATGGTTGAACGAGATTTTAATACCGAAAAAAAGCGGTTGTTTAATGTTATGACTGGAAATGTGCCAGAATTTAATGATCCGGCCAATGCTTATGGAAGAATACAAACATACCCAAACGCTTTTTATACACCGAAAGCTGGTGGGGCTGAACCATCTATCCGAGGACGCCAGTTATTTATTCCTATAAATACTTGGTTTACATTAAATTCGGGGTGTGCTTTTCCACTGATAGCTCTTCAATATAACGAATTAAGTATTACAGTAACATTAAGACCAATACAAGAACTATTCGTAATTAGAGATATTTTTGATAATAAAAATCAATATCCATATGTCCAACCAGATTTTACACAGAACCGTTTTCAAATGTTTAGGTTTCTGCAAACGCCACCGAGTGTTTTTTTAGATCCGACTAATAATCCTAATTATAATTCTCAAAATTATTCGGGTACATGGAACGCTGATGTGCATTTGTTATCAACTTATTGTTTTTTATCAAAAGAAGAAGCAACACATTTTGCATCAGAAGATCAAATATATTTAGTTAAAGACGTTATGAGATATAATTTTGAAAATATTACTGGAAGTAAACGTATTCAGCTATACTCCAGTGGAATGGTTGCTAACTGGATGTGGTTCTTCCAGAGAAATGATATTTATTTAAGAAATGAATGGTCAAATTATACTAATTGGCCATATGACTCTTTACCATCTAATATCAGTTTAGGAGAACAAGGATCATCATCTAAAGAAGTTGTTGTTTTTGCAAAACAACAGAACGGAGTATCTATTAATGTATCTTATGGGATAGATGTTCATCCAAATGGAGAAATAACAACCGGTATTAATACGACTGGAATTTATCACCCTGAAAATCAGAAGGAAATATTAAGTAACATGGGAATATTGCTTAATGGAGAGTATAGAGAAAATATATTAACCAATGGGATATATAATTACGTTGAAAAGTATACACGTACGCCTGGGTTCGCGAAAGAGGGGCTCTATTGTTATAATTTCTGTTTAAGCACAAGTCATCGTGATATTCAACCATCGGGTGCATTGAATCTAAGCAATTTCAAGACAATAGAGTTAGAAGTAACAACTATTACTCCACCAATTGATTTAGCAAATTCTAATTATGATGTAATATGTGATTCTTGCGGTAACCCAATAGGTGTTAGAAAATCAAATTGGAAGCTTTATGATTATAATTTTAATCTTACTCTTTATGAAGAACGATACAATATTTTATCATTTATAGCCGGAAACTGTGGAATGTTATACGCAAGGTAAAGTTATAAAATTTATTTTACACATAATGTGTGAAAAAAGATAGGTTTATATATTATATTCAATACCTATATAATATATAATGTTAGATATAAACAATGTTCCAGAAGAAAGAGTATTTAGTGAAAAAAACGGTAATTTCGAAACAATGAACATGATCTATAAAATTAAAAAAATTAAGAAAAGAAGGAACAAAGAAAATATGAAAAAAGTGGAATTCCCTGAAATACTGCAGAACGTTAACAATGTCGATGAAAAGATTCCTGCGAAAATAGTTGAAGGATTTAATGATGATGAATGGGAAGGTTACGATAACGTTAAAGACGATAAAGAGGATGCTACTATTAGTGATCCAAGAGATATACTTATTAGGTTTATTAATTTTGTTTATAATGCAACTGTGGCATACAATAGAAAATTAGCTTCTACAATAACTAAAAAAATATCTAATACTGATAATCGTATTAAAGAAATAGAAAAAAACGTGGATGGTATTGTAGAAACAGGTATTGATAATAAGAAAAAGGCCAATGACAAGGATGTTAAGAATCCACTTGATAAAGTGGATCCAAAAAATGATGAAAATATAGTTTACAAATATATATGTTTTATTGAAGCTATTGTGTTTAGTAGCTTTGTTGTTAATAATTGGTATTATTTAATGTTTTATAATAATTTTAAAGAAGGGGAAAAAGTTGAATTATTTAAATTTTCAGCGGATAAGATAAAAAGCTTAAGTGATGACTATACTGCCAATAAATTTTTGAAGTATATTTTACTTTATTTTATAGAGTATGCATTATTCTTTCCTGAAAAGCTGGAATATTTTCTTATTAATCTATTTCCGGGGTTTATATCAAAATTTATGAATCACACGTTGTGTTATCTCATTCTGTTTTTAATTATATTAAATCTAAGCTATAATTTTGCATCGGGGTTTAAAAACTTTTTAATCGATGTAATTAGAGTCAACTATAAGAATGTTGTTGTATCAATAATGTACGCACTCGTCTTTGTTTTATATTTTATTCCAGATAAAACCGTTTCACCGAATCCCGACCCAAATAATAAAGACAGTACAACACAACAAACATCTATGTCTGTATTTAAACTTATATGGAATGTTGTTAGATTCATAATAATAATGTCAATAAGTGTGCCATTAGGTGGGTTTTTCTGTTTATTCTACTTTACGTTTTATTCTCTTTTTGCTATGCTGTATTATAGTAACTGGGATCTTTGGAAATTGGCAGCTACTTATAAAGATATGTTAATGTTTATAGATAATAAGAAAATACCTATAACTGGAAAACCTGATCCAAGCTTTTTTGAAACATTGATATTAAAATTTAATGAATATGTTGAGTATATTTCAGATAATTTTTTAATTATAACTCTTTTAATTACATTTATTTATGGAACATCAGATGTGGTTAATAATGTAAAGAACAGTAATTTACGATCAGTGTTGTTATATTTATTTGTTTCTGTTATATTTATTGTTGTAATGTTCTTAATTTATATTATAAAATCAAAATTTAATATTACTTCTTTTTCTGCCGCATCGGAGATTTTAAATAAGATGAGAACGTCTGTGCCTATTGAAAAGGATTACGATTCTTCTACAAACCTATATTTTGCTATAAATTTAATGATTTATGCTGTTTCTTTAGGTGTTCTAAGTTATGGAACTGTTCAGTTTCTACGAATGCTATAAATATAATTACTCTATAAATATATTTAGAAGTTTTAGCGTTATATTAGAATATTAACATTGTTATTCTAATATAATGACTAGTAAGAAAAATACTGGTAAATCTAAAGAATTGCCATTTGTTAGTGTATGCACACCAACATTTAATCGCCGTCCTTTCATACAAAATATGTTTAACTGTTTTCGTAATCAAACGTATCCGAAACATCGCATAGAATGGATTATTGTTGATGATGGTACTGATAAAATCAAGGATTTAATAGAATCGTCAAATATTCATCAGATTCGATATTTTGAAGTTGATAAAAAGATGACTTTAGGCGCAAAGCGAAATTATATGCATAGTTTCGCGCGTGGATCAATAATTGTGTATATGGACGACGATGACTATTACCCCCCAGAAAGAATCGAAGACGCCGTAGAAAAATTAGAAGCAAACCCTCAAGCATTATGCGCAGGATCAAGCGAGATTTATATCTTTTTTAAACACATTCAAAAGATGTATAAATGTGGACCATATGGTCCAAACCATGCTACAGCGGGGACGTTTGCCTTTCGAAAAGAATTACTTTTACAAACTAAATATGAAGAACATGCTGCCCTCGCAGAAGAACGGGCGTTTTTAAAAGAATATACCATTCCTTTTGTGCAATTAGATCCAATGAAAGCTATTCTAGTATTTTCTCATGAACATAATACTTACGATAAGCGTAAAATGTTGGATAACCAGCATCCTAATTATTTTAGGGAATGCGAACTAACAGTCGATATGTTTATTCGTAAACCATTAGAACAACCCATTAAAGATTTCTTTTTAAGAGACATCGATGGACTATTAGAAAACTATGACGCCGGTCTTCCAAAAATGAAACCCGATGTATTAAAACAAATTAAGGAGATTGAAGCTGAGCGCGAACAGATGATGAAAGAAGAAATGGAGAAAATGAAAAACAATTCACCAATTATGCTGCAACGACCGGGCCAAGAACCGGTTCAGTTATCAAATCAAGAGGTAGTAAATATGATTCAAGAACAGCAAAAACAGCTATCTCAAATTGCACAGAAATGTGGAGAGTATGAGAATATGATTATGATTTTGCAAAAGCAGTTAATTGAGAAAACAAAAACCGTTCAAGAATTATCTAAAAATAAGGGGATAACTGTTTCTGAGGTACCTCCTCCTTCAAATAAGAAAACTGAAGAGTTAGAAAATATGATAACAATGTTACAAAAACAATTAATTGAAAAAACAAAAACTATAAGAGAATTAAATAACACAAAATCTGTTCCAATCGATTTAATTAAACAAAATGGTGAACTTCAGAAAATGGTAGGTATGTTACAGAATCAATTGGTAGAGAAAACAATTGAGTTAAAAGAATATAAAAACGCACCAGAAAAAAT